CAGCAAGAATCCGAAGTGGCTGAATATCGGCGCGTGGTTGGATGAATACCTGCTCGGGCCTGACTTGATTTCCACGATCCGCTTCCGGTTAGCCACGCGCAACGCGAAGCTGCTTGTCACCTTCACCCCGATTGACGGATGGACGGAGGTAATCAGCGACTATCTGAAGGGCGCGAAGACGGTCGAATCCAAGCGCGCGGAGCTTCTCAACAACGAGCTGGTTCCGTTCGTCCAGCATGCCGCCAAGCGCAACGCGGCGATCATCTATTTCCACTCGAAAGACAACCCGTTCGGAGGCTACGAGCGGATTGCAAACGACCTGAAGAATTCCAGCCGCGAGACGATCCTGATTCGCGCCTACGGGGTGCCGACCAAGAGCTACACCACCGTTTTCCCGAAGTTCTCCAGCGATGTCAACGTGGTCGATCCGGCGATGATCCCGACTTCCGGGGTGACGCGGTATCAGATCATTGACCCGGCGGGGACGAAGAACTGGTTCATGGCGTGGATTGCTGTCGATGCCGCCGGGACGTTTTGGGTCTATCGCGAGTGGCCGGGCGTCAACATTGGCGACTGGGCAGAGCAGAGCGGCAACGGGAAGTGGAAGCCGGGACCGGGCGCTAAGGGGCTGGGATTCGGGCTGCGCGACTACATCGAGGAGATTTTTGAGGATGAGGGGAAGCGGTTGCCAACCGAGACAACCCGCTGGGAGTCGTGCGACGAATGGAAGGGCGGCGAGGAGATTTTCGAGCGCATTGTGGACTCCCGTTATTCGGCATCGAAGTATCAAAAGGACGATGGGGAATCGTGCATGCTGGATGACTTTCGGGATCTTGATTTCGACGTTGTCCCCGCCCCCGGCGATCACATCGAGGACGGGATTCAAAAGCTGGCCGATCTGATGTCCTACGACAACACGAAGGAGATCGACGCTGCCAACCGCCCTCGATTCTACGTTTCCAGCGACTGCGGCAATATCATCTCGGCGATTGCCGAATACACCGGCACCGAGGGCAAGGATGAGGCTTGGAAAGACCCGATTGACTGCCTGCGGTATGCGGCAGCGGCGGAAATCGACCATGTTCCCGCCGGTAAAGCTGCATCCTCCTACGCCGGGGCAGGGGGTTATTGACTAAAGATTAGCGATCTAGTAAGGATTTGCCATGGCCACGACCGAGAAGCCGAAATCCCGCCTGCCGGATGGGCGCGTGAATCCCGACTACACCGCTTGGCGGAAGGCGAAGAAGCTGGCGACCGGCAACCAAGAGCTTGACGAGGAGAAGTCGGATCGCGACACGCAAGACGCGCAAGAGGTCGCGGCAACCGCCGCCGAAGTGGCCGAGTCTTTCCAGAGCGCCGCCGAGCCGGAACAAACAAACAGTGACGACCCACGGGAGCCGGAAGTTGCGCCCGCTCTGGAAAATCCTTTGGCAGATGGCGACACCATCGAGATCACCGTGGATCGACTCGCCCGCAACAAGTCGTTCGTCTATGGCGACCTGAACGGCGAGCTGGTGCCGATCCGCGTCAAAAAGAAGCTTGGACCAAGGCTGCTCGGCAAGCCGATCCCCGTCCTTGTGACCGTTGAGGCGGGCCACACCCTTTACACGCACGCCACATGACTGACGCCGATGAATCCATGGTTTACGCGAGCGATGAGCCGGACATCGGCCAGCTCGCGACCTCCTACCAGCGATGCATCAACGACCTCGGCGAGTCGTATTTCGACCAGTGCCGCCGGAGCTACGAGGCACGGCGGAACATCTGGAAGGGGAAGTCGGATGACCACCGCAAAGGAGGCGAGAACGCCTTTCCGTGGAAGGGCGCGAGCGATCAAGAGACGCATGTTGTTTCAGAGCGGATCGACACCCACATTGCGCTGGCGAAACGGGCGCTTAACCAGAGCCACACCAAGGCGCTCGCGGTCAAAATGGAGTCGATGCCGAGGGCGTCGGCGATGTCCGCATTCTATCGGTGGATGCGCTCCAATTACATCCGGGGATTCCAGACCGAACACGAGCTTGCCTGCAACTACGGCCACGAAAAGGGGCTGATGATTTCCTACGTCGGATGGGAAAAGAAAGAGCGGACATTCAAGCAAGACATGAGCTTGGAGCAGATCGCCGCGACCGTGCCGGAGATCGCGGAGCTGATCGTGAGCGGCGACTACGACGACGAGCTTGCGGCCATGCTGATCGAGCAATGGCCGAAGCTGAAGCCCGCCAAGGCCAAGAAGGCACTTCGTCAGCTTCGCGCGAAGGGCGAAGCTGAGCTTTACGTCTCCCGTTCGTCGCTGATGGATTCACGGCCCTACGTGTGCGCTTGCGCTCCCGATTCGGAAGTGTTCTTCCCGTCCTACGTCACCGACCCGCAGCGCTCGCCCTACATCTTTTGGCGTCGCCCTTACACAGCACAGGAGATCGAAGCCGCCGTCGCCACGGAAGGCTGGGACCGCGATTGGGCGGATCACGTAATTGAGAAATGCAGGGGCCTTGGAGTCACTGAGCTGGACACACGGGCGCATGCCGAATCCCTCACGTTTGGCGAGAGCGCCACCGGCAATGAAGAGCTTTACATCATCATCAAGGATTACCGGCGTTTGATTGACGAGGACGACGGCAGCGAAGGGATCTATTGCACCGTCTTTTCCCCTTGGATCACCAAGGAGACGGACGGGGTGCCGCAGCCCTACGCCAAGCATGAGCTTCTGAATGGCTACGATGATTACCCGTTCGCCGTGACCCGGATGAGCGTGGACACGGCTCGGATGTATGATCTCCAGACGATGCCGGAGAAGCTTCGCGGCGCGCAGAACGGAATCAAAGTAGAGCGTGACAGCCGGGTTGACCGCGCATCGCTGGCGACCTGCCCGCCGCGCACGGGGCCAGTTGGCAAGCCTCCCTCGGAATGGCGGCCCGGTGGCTTTATCGGCGAGCGACGGAAGGGCGAATACGGCTTTGCGGAAGCGCCGCGCTTTGATCCCGGCTCCATCGAGGTCGAGCAAACCTTGCTCAAGATGGCGAACGGGATTGCGGGCCTCGATCCCGAAAACCCGCTGACACCGGTTCGTCAGCAGTTCTTTGTAGACAAGACTCTGGAGCACGCGGTGGCAGTCCTGAATCTGGCTTACAAGTGCTTCCAGCGATTCGGCCCGGATGAAATCTTCTTCAATGTGACCGGCGTCCCCGACCCGATCCAGCTTTCCAACATCCAAGACGACGAGTTCAACGTGACGATGACCTTCGACACACTCTCGAACGATCCCGAGACGATGGAGGCGCGGGCGAAGATGATGGCCAGCATCATGCAGATGGACCCAATGGGGCGCATCGACAAGGGCAAGTTCATCGAGTTCCTTGCCTACAGCATCGATCCGGCCTTCGCCGCTCACATCCTGCTGCCAGCCGAGGAGAATCAGCAGAAGGTGCAGCGCGCGATCACGGACGACCTCACGAAGATTTACAGCGGGGTTGAGGTTGGCGCGCAACCGAACGGCGCGCAATTCGCCCTCAATGTGGCGATTCCGCAATGGGCGCAGCAGCCCGATGTGGCGCAGGAGTTGCAAACCAACGAGGCGTTGCAACAGCGGCTTCAGAAATACGTCGATCAATACCAGTTCCAGATCCAGCAGGCGCAAAACGCCGTGGTGGGGCGGATCGGCACAGCACCCGCAGAGTTCCAAGGTTCTAACATCGGCGCAGCATGAGCGAGATCCCGCAGCCAACCATCGAGCAGGCCGTGAAAGCCCTGATCGGCAACCCTTACTTTGTCACTCTTTGCGGGGAGCTAATGAGGGAGCGTGAGCTGATGATTGGCGACTTAGCCGGGTGCGAAACCGTCACGCAGCTTCGCAAAACCGCTGCTGACATTACGGCAATCGGGAACCTCCTCAGTCGCTTCCAAATTCCTGTGGTGAATCCTCCGCTGACCTGATTTCCGGGTGCATTCATGGTGTGTTTCGGCCCGCTCTCTGCAATGGGAGCGGGTCTTTTCGTTGAAACATTACCGAAAGACTAAGGATAAGCTTGATTAACCTTAGCGATTTGCTAAGGAATCCGCATCGCCATCACCGGGCGTTAACGGCGGAATGAACGATCCAAAAGCCAACGACGAGGGCTCCAATCTCGCGGACGACCAAAGCCTGTCACCAGACGCCTTTGCGGCCCTGCTGGCGGGAGGAGTTCAAGACCAGGAGGAATCACCCGAGGACGCTGAAGAAACCGAACCGGAACCGGAGGAGACCGAGGAAGTCGAAGAGACCGACGAGGAACCCGAAGAGGAAGATGAGGAGCCGGAAGCCGCCGGAGGACTCACAGCCGATTCCATTCTCAAGCAACTTGAGGGGCTTGGCCCGGAGGAAATCAAAGCTCTCGGAAAGAAGCTCGGCAGCAAGGCAATTTCCCGTTTCGGGGAGCTGACTTACCGAGCAAAAACAGCCGAGGAGGAAGCACTCCGAATCAAATCCCAACAGCCACCGGCCCCGGAGGTCGAGCCCGTGACATCGCGATTCCTCGAAGGAATCGAAACCACGGATCAACTATCCGCCAAGGTCAAGGAGCTGAAGACGCTAGGGAAGGACATCGAGAAGATTCTGGACGACCACGAGGACTACGGATCGGAAGATCTAATCCAAGTCGGCGAACAGACCTTCACCAAGAAGCGACTGAAAGCACTCCGCAAGGAAGTGACCGAGGCGCTGACGGAGGCCGTGCCAAGCAAGCAGGCGCAATTCGCGAAGGAAGCCGAGTTATCGGCCCTAACCGAAAAGAGCGAGGCGAACGCAAGGGCACAAGTGCCAGAGCTGGAGGACGAGGATTCCGACATCGGGAAGAACTTCAAAGCGCTGACCGAGTCTCCTGTTTTCAAGAAGATCGCGCAGCTTGTTCCCGACGCCCGTCCGGTTCTGCCCATGTTGGCAGCGCACGCCGTCAGGAGCATCTACGGGATCAAGGCCAAAGCACCGGCAAGGCCCGTCACTAACGGAACCACGTTGAAGGCAAAACCGCCCGCGTCTCCGGCACCAGTGGCAGCAGCGCCAACCGCCAAGGCAGGAAGCGGGAAGAGGAGGGAAGCGGAGAAAGCAGCCGCTGATTTCGAGAAGAGCGGAAGCGTCGATAGCTTCGCCCGGTTTCTCGAAGCGCGAGGCGGCTGAGTAGCCCTCGCCTTCCAAAACAATGCCCATCTCCACTACCTTTGATCCGAGCGCACCAGCCGCTCGCACTGGAACGGGTTCCGCGATCAACAACCGCGAAGACCTTTCCGACGCACTCACCCTGCTTGCCCCGAAGGCAACGCCGATGCTGTCCATGATGCCGAAGCTCGGCAAAATGGAGTCCACCTTCTCCGAGTGGCCCATCGACAAGCTTTCCAGCCCGTCCGATACCGGCGTGGCGGAAGGCGCTGACGTGACCGCCTTCGCGGACAAGTTCGAGAACCAAGCCCGCCTTGGCAACTACCCGTCGATCCTGCGCCGCCCGTGGCTCGTGTCGAAGGTGCAGGAGGCCGTCAAAAAGGCAGGCAAAGCTGACAAGGCACAAGCCGTTGCCAAGTGCGTTCTCGAAATCAAGCGCGACATCGAGAAGCGCATCGGCTCCGACAACGACCGCTCGGTTGAAAATGGATCGGATACCGTCTACGGATTCCGTGGTCTCGGCGACTGGATCGACTCTGCTGGCCCTTCGGATGTGCCCGCCGCCTATCGGACTCCTGCGGCATCGATTCTCACTGCCGCGCCGACCGAAAACACGCTCGGCGATGTCATCACGTCAATCTACACGGTCAACGGATCGGAAAACCGGCTGAACCTGTTTGCAGGCACCGCGCTTCGCCGCACCGTCTCGAAGTTCACCCGCACGTCTTCGGACCCGGATGACACCGTGTTGCGCGTCACCCACGAATCGAAGGAACGGACGCTGGTCTTCACCATCGACACGTTCCAGTCGGATCACGGCTTGGTGAACATCGTCAACGCCAACTCGGATTGCGTGGTGAACAGCAATCGCGGCTACCTGCTGAACATGGACTTCGTCGGCATCAAGGACTTGCTGCCGCTGAACTCCTTCGACCTGCCCGATCAAGGCGGCGGCCCGCGTGGCTACGTCGAATGGGCTGGCACGCTGGTCTGCAAGCATCCCGGCGCGCACGGCAAGATCGCTTACTAATCCCCCAACGAAAGGAGAACCAATCACATGAGCCGACTTACCAATCCCGAGCGCTCTCCCTACACCGATGTCATCAAGCTCAACTATGTTGACTTGCAGACCATTGGCACCGGCGGGACGCTGAAAATCGCCAACATTCCAACGGGTGGCGGCGTGAGCCTCTGCACCGTGGTCAACACCGTGGACATCGCGGGATCATCCTCGCTGGTGATCGACATTGGCACCACCCTTGCTGACCCGGACGAGTTCATCAACGCGCTCGACGTGGACGCGATGACCGTGAACCTGCCGACCTTCAACACCGGAGACCTGATGGTGCAGGCGGCAGGCAATTCGACCTACCTCGGTGGGTTGCTGCCGGTGAAGGCTGTTTCCGCCGACACGCCGGTTTACATCAAGGTCACGGACGCGGCAATTGCTTCGCTTACGGCGGGAGAGATCGTCATCGGTCTCCAGATCGTGGACCTGCTGAAGTTCAACATCTAACCACCCGGCGGGGAGTCCTTCGGGGCTCCCCGCTTTGCTTGGACATGCTGGACGAGATCCTAGCCGATGCTGAACTGACGGATGCGATTGTGAAGGAGCTTTGCTCCGGTCGCCAGTTGCTTCACGTCCGCGAGCAAGAGATGGAGAAGGAGGCGCGCCGTGTCGCCCGTCTCGACCGTGGCCACAAGACAATCCCCGGACTCGGCAAGAAGGTCTTCACGTGGCACGAGGACCAGTTCTTCGCGATGCTCCAAGATCCACGCTTCGGACTCGATGCGCTGCACGACAAGAGCTTCATGCGCGAGATGCAGAAGCGCGAGCCTGACATGGCCGGATTCAAGCTATGACGACGCGCCCCTACATCGACTGCCTAGCTCAAGCGTTGGCGCTCTGCGGTGTTCCTGACGCGAACACGGCGGAAGTGGCGCGGGTGAAGACGTTCATCAACCGGCGGGCTCGGCAGGCGTATGCGGAATCGGAGCTGTGGCCGCGCTGGCTGGTTGTTGGGGAAGAGCGCGTGGTTTCTTCGGATGGCCTCTTGCCTTATGAGGAAGACGGCTTGCGCGACATTGGGACGATCCAGCGGATTCACGAATCGCAGCCGTTTCTCAGCGACCCGGCGGCCGAATATGTCGATTGGACCTCTCAGAGCGACGGGGTGCAGATCACCGGGTATCAGCCCGCAGAGCATTCAGGATTTGGCAACCTGCAAGTGACTGGCGATGCCACGTTCCGAATTTACGACTGGCACACTGGCAACGTCGATATGCCGCTGCCGTCTTTATATCTTCCTGCCGAGGACTTCAACGGAAGCTCCGCCTACTCAAACACCGGAGGCGACATCGGGAGCGGACCATCGGTAGAAGGTCTTTGGGTTGGAGTCTACAAGGACGCCGACATTAACCAATGGGTTTTCAACGCCATCCTATACGGCAATGGCGGAACGAACTACTGGATTGATGACGGGCAGCCCTACGACTCCCCGGAAGATGCCAGGTGGATCAGCAATGACCCGAACAACACCGGCAGCTTCACTGTCGATGTAGTGTCGGACTATGCCGCATTCGTCACCTACAAGGCCGCATTCTCGACCACTTACGGCACGGGTGACGGCGAAGAAAGCGAAGTCCCCGAAGAGTGGTTCGAGTGGATGGCGACCGGAGCCGCCGCGTCCTTCCTTTTCAGCGACAAGGAGACCGAGGCCGCGCTGCTGCTGGAAGCGCAGGCCCGCGAAGACCTCGACGCCCAACTTGCAAAAGTCTCCCGCCAGAACGGCAACAAGGTGCAAACCCGCATCCTGACTCACTCCAACATGCAAGCGCGATGATGCTGGGACTTGGAATCATGTTGGTCGCTGGTGGTGCCGCAACGATTGCCCGACTCGATGCGGACGCGCAATCGTATGTGAACGCGGTAAGAACGGCAGGCGGCACGGTCAGCGGCGCACAGGCGCAGGCTATCAGCGACTTCGTGACAGCGGAAAAGGCGGCGAACCGGTGGACAGGACTCAAGCGGCTCTATCTGCCGATTTGGGGGGCTGCCACGCCGAATGCCATCGACCTCGTGACACGCGGGTCAGGCACATGGGCTGGAACCGTCACACACGCGGCAGGTTACGCGCAAGGGAACGGCACGACCGGCTACTTCAACACGGGCGTCAGCTCGGCAACGCTCGGGCTAACCATCGCAGCAGGCGGATTCACCTTCCTTGCAACGGTGGCCGACAGCCGCTCGGACTTCCGCTGCCTGATGGGTGCTTCCGCGACCTCGCAGAAGGAAAGCTACTTCGCTTCCGAGTCCGCAACGCAACTGCGGTTCTCGTATTGCGACTTCAACGTCTCCCAGCTCGCCACCTTGGCGCGAGCCAGCCAAGTCGGGATCATCTCGGCAGATCGACAAGGCGGCGGGCGGCGACTGCGCCAACGACTGACTAGTGGAGTCACCGCGACCACCACTGCGACCGTCGCGGACTCCGGGACCATCTGCGACATCAGCAACATGGTGTGGGCGCTCAATGCCGCCGGAACCCCGCAGTATTTTGCGAATGCCCGGCTTGGCGCTTATGCATTCGACCTCGGGCTATCTGCGGCGGATCGCGATGCCTTCACGTTGAATTTGAAAACCCTTTGGGAAACACTGACCGGCTTAACGCTACCTTGAACCATGGCAGAAGGAACGAGAATCCTTGATTTGGGAATGGTAACGGCGCTGTCCAATGACGGCGATCGGGTGCTGGTGCTGACTGAGAATGAATCAAGCGATGCTGACGCTCAAGCAGCGCGCGACGCGCTTGGAGTCACAGGATCAGCCAACTTTGCTGCGGGAAATGGCCTGATGAACCTAAAGGTTGCGGCAAGCCACCCCAGCTTGACCGGAGTCCTATGCATTGGCGACTCTTTCAATCTCGAATACCTTGCAGGCCTTGAGGTTGGCGGCCACGTGCGCGGAGCTATCCGCACCCTGCCGGTTACGGGCGCTGGCGACAGTGGAGTCACGGTTCATCAGGTATCCAGCAGCAATGCCGACTACACCAAATCACTCGACGGTCTCTACTATGAAATCGCCAGCGGCGGGAACCTGACCTGCGGCCACCTTCAGCGCGCGCTGGGAGGCCCAGCGAACCAACTTCACTACACGCTCTTTCCCGGCACGGGAACGGCAACCTTCGAATATAGCTACGCAGGAGCCGCGTGGTCCTCGGTCGGCCTAACGGGCAACGTAATCGACACCACCACCATAACGGGGGTTCAGTGCGGAACAATCACGCTCCCGAATGGTTACGGGATCAACGTCCGGTGTCGTGTGGTCGCGAGCAGTGGCGTTGTTAACGGCTTCATCGGCCAGAGCTTGACCGGACCGGGCATATTGCTCGCGAGCTTCGCCTATACTGGCCAGAGCATGGCCCAAACGATGCGTGTCGGCGAAACCATCTGGAAGGCGATGCTGACGGCATTTGGAACCAAGCTCGTCATCTCCTCGTGGGCTGATGGTCGTTTCGTGGACGCAATCTCGTCGGGGTCAGTGGACGCAGTCGGTAGTGACAACTTTACCGATGGCGGGCCATTCGATCGTGCCTACGCTTGGAGCAAGGAGGTTGACTCGACAATCGACTGGCTGTTTGTCGGGCCGCATCAGGTTGATCCGACGCATGTCCACACCACTGGCAATCCAACAAGTGACGCAACACTAGCCGCGGCATACGATGCGGTGGGCGTTAGCAATCTCTGGGATGCTCGAACGGTCTACAGCATTCCCTTTCTGCGGGATTTCGCGCTGTCTCGTGGCGAGGGATTCGTTGACTGCCATAGCTTGTTCCGATCATGGGACGAGGCAAATGAGCTAGGGTTGTATGCCGATGAGGTGCACCTGACCTCCAAGGGAAAGGCTTACAAGCAAGAGTTCGTTTGGCAGATGTCAGGGCTGCACGCCGTCTTCGGGCGCTGCCATCATGCTGCGGGCCTTGTTCTTGGCAACAGCGCCGCCATTAACGGCACGGCGAATTTCGGCCAAGGCGCGGGTGTCGGGCTCTATCACAAGGATTCCGGCCTTCCGCTGCCCATCTTTGCCGCGGGTCTCTACGCGGTAGATCCCAACTACCCGGATCACGCTGGAGCATGCCTGCTCGGGACCGGAAGCGGAATGACGCTCAATAATTTCCTCGCTGGATCATTGTTTCCACAAGTCACGATTACAAGCGGAGGAATGCGCCCGATCACAACCAATGTTGGGGATCTTGGCACTACCGCGCTCCGCTGGAACACGACTTGGACGAACAACCTCATCGTCACGACTGCCACTCCGGCTAGCGCATCAGCAACTGGCACCGCGGGCATGATCGCGTGGGACTCCTTTTACATCTACGTCTGCACCGCAACCAACACGTGGAAACGCGTGGCAATCGCTACATGGTAACATGAAAACCCGCCTCATCGCCCTCTTGGCAGCCTGCCTTTGTCCTTGCTGCGCCACCGTCGAGGAGACCGTCACGGCCCCTGATGGAACTGTCACGCACCGCAAGTCCTCCAACGTTGACGCCGCCGCCTTCACGGCAGGCGCAACCGCAGTCACCGCGATTGCCGCGCCTCGTGGCCGGATCGTCGCGGATAAGTGAGGAGGAGATCGCTAATAGATTCAAGCCAACCAAATAACACCATGACATTCGGAGAAGCAGTAGAAGCACTGAAGCAAGGAAAGCTCGTCGCCCGCGAAGGATGGAACGGCAAGGGCATGTTCGTTTTCCGGCAAGTCCCAGCGGACATCGGAGCCGACATCATCCCCAAGATGCAGAGCCTTCCAGATGCAGCCAAGGCCGAGTTCGCCAAGCGCGGCGGCAGCATCCACTACTCCAACCAGCTCGCACTTGTGAAGCCGGACAACAGCATCAACGGATGGGCACCAAGCACGGCGGATTCGCTCGCCGATGATTGGCAGCTTTTCGAGTGAGGAGATCGCTAACCGCTGGAAGCCGTGAACATCGAAGCCCGCTTCAACGAACTCGCGAGAAAGCATGCCCTTGGCGAATCCACGCCAGATGATGACGCAAAGCTCGATCGCTACCAGCAACTTCGGCGCAACCAGAATCCGCGTGGCGCCCAAGAGCGCAGGAATGACGAGAAGCTTCACCATGAGGTGAAGGGGGCAACCAAGCGGCTTCTCGCCATCCTTCATCGGGCTCGGCAGGTCCTGCCCTCCAACACCTTCACATGTAAATGAACCTCCTCGTGGAATTCACCAAGTGGGCCGCCGGTTGGATCGGCGATCTGGTGATTCCTCGAATTTTCAGAGGGGACGACCAACCGCCAATAATGACCATCGACGTTATGAACGCTGACCGCATCAAATCCATCCAATCGAAGATCGGAGTCGCCGTTGATGGCTATTGGGGTCCGAAGTCGGAAGCAGCGTGCAGGGCTCACTTGCAGCGCATCATTGACGATTCCGGCAGCAACTGGCCAGAGACGGACCAGCGCAGCCTTACCCGCTTCTACGGTGACGCAGGCGATGAAAACCGCTTGGTGAATCTCAACGTGGCGGGCTACGGCATCCGATACGACGGAAGCACCGTGAAGACGATCCGATGCCACGAGCGGGTGGCCGAATCACTGGCCCGCGTTCTCAAAGAGCTTTCGCGGACCCATCCGAAGATCGTGGAGGAATACGCCGGATGCTTCAACGACCGCTCCATGCGCGGAAGCTCTACACCGTCCCTTCACGCTCGCGGCGCTGCTATCGACTTCGCTCCCGACACCAACGGCAATCACGACCACTGGCCAAGCCGGGCGGACATGCCGCTTGAGGTGATGGAATCCTTTGCCCGCGAGGGATGGATTTCCGCCGGGGCGTTCTGGTCCCGCGATGCGATGCACTTTCAGGCCACCAAATAAGATCCTCCTATGACTCCCGTCCAATCCACCGTCCGCCTCGTGCTATACGTCGCCGCGTCGATGCTGTCCGCCGCCATGGCTGGATTCAGCACGATCGATTTCAGCAAGCGCGAGCAAGTCATACTTTTTTCAATGGGCGTTGCGCTGGCCGGGATCAACACGGCCCGGAGCTACATCGACAAGTCCCCCGCAGAGGTGAAAGGGGGCGAGCAGTGATCCGGGACTTGGTGCGGGTCGCGCACAACCAAGTGCCTGATCTCGTCAAGCTGGCCGGGGCATGGGCTTACACAATGGTAGCCGCTATCACTGGAGCACAGGAGAACATCGCATGGGCCGCGCAGGTCTTCATGTGGCTATCCGCTGGCATCCTTTCGCTCGTGTCCATCGTCAGCATCATCATTCGGACGATCCGGGGCAAGAGCGAGGATTAGCCATGCACTACCACGGACTAACACTCAGCACGACCTATTGCATCCACCCAACGAACGGCGAGCGATACGCCTTCGTTTCGGATCAGCATGGGACTCCGCTGGAAAGCGTGGGACGCGTGCGATGGGACAGACTCAACCGCATGAGGCAAGAGAAGGACGGATGGCTTGTCGTCGGAACATGGCCAGTCGCGAAACAGCCGAAGAACGTCTGGGAGAGGTGAAGGCCCTCCTACGCAAGGCCCGGCTGATCCGCGCTTTCCTGCCGAGATGCGCGGCGGTGCTGGTGAAGATGGCCTTTGAGGAAAGAAAGACCCGCCGGATTACGCATCGTTGAGAGGCGCGGCGGGTTTGCTGGAAAGTGGCAGCACAGCCGGGATTCAAACCCGGTGAGTCTTTCAGTTGCGGGCGCTCATGTTCCCGCTTGTCCTGTGCGGACGGTGATCGTTCCTCTTGCACGCTTGAGTGTAAGAAGCCCGCGTGATCAGGGCTGCCGGGATGCCCGCGTTTCTCACAACGCCGCTGTGCTGTTGAAGGTTGCCCGGCTGGGATGGGGCGAAAGTAAGATCCACGCCTCAGATTTGAACTGAGAACCCCCCGCTTACAAGGCGGGCGCTCTACCGTTGAGCTAGCGAGGAATTTGGAGCCCCGAGAGAGAATCGAACTCTCGTCATCTGCTTGGAAGGCAGTCATTCTACCATTAAACTACCGAGGCTTGGTGGCAGGGGCGGGACTCGAACCCGCGATGCCGGGTTATGAGCCCGGAGTCTTAGCCGCTAGACGACCCTACAGTTGTCGCCGTCCACTCTACCACCGCCGGGCGCGGGGGCAAGGTTAGAAGTCCATGGCCCTCTTTGCGCACGTTGCCAGTCCTGTTGTCAGTGGCTCGTAACTCACACAAAATCAAAGAGCGGAGGGGGTGGGATTCGAACCCACGGAAAGAGCGGAACACTTTTATTTGGATTGATGGCGCGAAAGCCCTAGCGGATTCGTTGATTTTTCAAGGTGTCGCACTCTGGCGGGCTTTGGCGCGTTGACAGTTTCGTTGTCAGGCGGTAGCCCGAGGCATGGCATCCGTCCGGCAGAAAGTGGGATCACAGTATTGGTGGGCTTGCGTGACCATGCCGAATGGCAAGCGCCGCCAGTTCTCCACCGGCTTGATTGACCGCGCCGAGGCGATGGAGGTTGCTGTCCGGGCAGAGCGCGAGACGCGGCGACAGAAGGCCGAGGGCAAACTGAGGGATGCATTTTCACGGCTTCTGAGTGACGTTGTGGGCGCGGCTCCGGTGCCGCCGAAAGAGTGGCTGCTGAAATGGTGGTCGCGCCGGTCTGCTGAAGTCAAGGCCGCCACCGCGGAGTCCTACCAGATCGCCATTACGGAGGCTGGCAACTTCTTTGAGCGGAGGGGGAGAGGATCGCTGTCAGATGTGACCATCCAAGACATTGTCGATCTTCGCGGCGAGTGGGCCGCGGTGAATTCCACGACGACCGCCAACTACAAGATCAAGGTGCTTCGCGGAGCCTTCAAGGAGGCGTGGCAGGAGCGGGCGGTTACAGAGAACGTGGTCGCGATGGTGCGCCCCGTGAAGGGCAAGAAGGGCGCAAAATCGACCCGCCGGGACTTTCGCGAGGATGAGCTTCCGAAGATCTTTGCTGTCTGCGACAACCACTGGAGGTGCATGTGCATGCTGGGACTGTTCACCGGAGGACAGCGCTTCGGCGACTTGGCGACCCTTCGCGGGCGCGATGTGAACATGAAGAAAAGGGAGATCCACACGCAGGCACAGAAGACCGAGCGGCCAATCATTCTTCCCATCGTGCCAGCGCTGGAAGAGGCGCTAAAGGCCCTTCCGCTGCCAAAAGACCCGGATGCGTATTTGTTCCCCGAGCTGGCCGCATTGACCAAGGGCGGGCGATCCAAGCGCTTTAGCCGCCTGCTCTACGAGGCTGGCTTAATCCCCAAGCGGGGGCCGCGGAAGAAGCGGGTGGAAAACCCCAATCCGGGTCGCCGGAAAACCTCCGAGCTTGGCTTCCACAGCTTCCGGCACACAGCGACCACCATGCTCAAGTCGGCAGGGGTCTCCGATTCGGTCGCCAAGGCCATCGTGGGGCACGACTCTGCCGCGGTCTCGAAGGTCTACACGCACATCCCCATGGACACGATGCGGGCGGCTCTGGAGAAACTGGACATCCCGAAGTAGAGCGAACCTTCAGAATTCGCCCTTTTGATAGAACTCCCGCAGGAAGGACAGAACCTCGGCTCCGATTTTCGGAGTGTAATCACCTTTCGGCTGTTCCCATTCATGGACGATCCGGGAGACCTCTGCGCCGATGGCTTTCAGAGCCTCGGTGCTGACGGACGGAAGAAAGGCCTTTTTCGCATCCCCACCTTTTAGGGCGACCAGCGCTTCTAGGACGCTCGAAAACGCCGCATCTTCCTCGGCCATCTGAGTGAGCTGCAGGGCAGTGCTTGAGACGGCACCCTGCTTGAATTTCAGCGGCATTAGGCTGACTTCAAGGGCGTCACTAAGAGTGTGCGCCATTCGATCAGGAATCGTAGCGAAGTCCCCCTTCAAGAGCTTGGAAACGTAGGAGCGGCTACGCCCAATCTTTTCAGCAAGAACAAGTTGGCTGAGCCCTCTCGCCTTCATCGCCTTCAGGATCTTTTCTACTACTTGCGCGGTTACTTGCATGGTGTGGAGGAGGCTGGATCTAACTCCTATTTCCTCGTAAACGCAAACTTGGGAATTTTATTCAACAAATTCACTTGTGGAATTTTCCTCAACTGGTAGAGCTCCGCTCAACCGAAATGAAGACACTGAAAGTTTACGACGAGGTTCACCGCGAGGTGAAGAGCGAGGCCGCTAAGACTGGCCGTCCCGTTCCGAATATGGGCAGCGCACTCCTCCGCGCCGCCCTCGACTTGCTCCACGAGGGTAAGATTGAGCTTCCTCCGCCTCCCACCCAGGAGCCCACCGCCGCATCCTCCGAAGACTGATTCCGCATTCTCCTCGCCATGGACTCCGCCGCCGCAGTTCTCGACCGTCTCGACCGTGCGCTTGTCGAAGTTCACGCCGCCACTCAAGCCGCGCTGACTCTCGCCAAGGCGACCGTGAAAGCGACGGAGGCCCGGATTGCCGACGATGACGACTGGACCCGGATGCCTCGCCGCGGCGAGCGATGCGCGGAGGGTTGGTCCCTCCGTAGCCTTCAACGGGAGATCACCAAGAAGACGGTCCGCAAGAAGCGGATCGGCGGCTTCGCCTACTACTCCGCCTCCGACGTTCGGAAACTGATAGCCGCCTAACCGCCACCCGCCTAACCCCATGCCCGCGCCCACTGCCCACGCCAAGCCGACGCAGTCCGCCGAGATCCTGATGTATCTGGAGATCCACGGCTCAATCACGCCGCTCGATGCGATGGAGTTCGGCTGCATGCGATTGGCAGCGAGAATCCACGAACTCAAAGCGCAAGGCCACGCGATCACCTGCGACAAGTCGGACGGGTTCGCGAGATACTCTTTAGCCGCAGTTCCAGCCTAACAAACAACACCGATACCATGCCAACACACTACTCGATCGATAGCTGCTGCCGCCAAACCGGACGCGCCCTCATCGCTGATCTCGTCGCTCGCTACCGCGCCAAGGCCGACCAACTAGAAGCCTTTTCCAGCATGCTCCCCGAGAAGCTGACGGATGAACAGGATAAGACGCTTTGGGACATCGCCCAAGAGATCAAGCGGCCATGAACCCCGACGACCACGCCGTAGCCTGCCGTTGGGGGATCATTGCGCTGATCCTCGCTTCCGTCGGGCTGCTGGTGATCGAGAAGATTTTTACCTGATTCGAACATGAGACTCACCCTGCTTATCATCAACGCCGTATCGAACGCGCTTCTATTCGGGTTCGCCGCCTACTGCATCCAGCGGATCGCACAGGGCGAATCAGTGATCGTCAATGCCGCTCTGATCGGCATCTCCGCGACCTTCGCCGCCGACAACTTCCGCGACGTTTTTCAAGTCGGAGTAACCCAAACGTCCGGCCTCACCCTCGGGGGAGGGATGCACAGCGACTAACTGAGGCCGGACACCTCTCTACAAAAGTCAGAATAACGCCCAATGAGCACGCGATACTTCAAGAGCACGGCCTTCCGAGGAACCGTATGGCGATTTCACGAAGACGGGCGCGGAGAAATTTGGACCGACGACACTGGCGAGTGGACGGACTCCATCTGCTCGATCTCAGACCTCCGGCTCGATGATTTTACCACCGAGACCGACGCTGACGGCAGCCCTATCCAGCCCGAAGAACAATGAGCGCGAACGATAATCTTAAAGCATCCGCCGAACACGAGAAATCATTCCGCGCCAACTTCCGGTTGCGCGACGACTTAGCCGACGATCCCGAGGCGCAAATGGCCTTTGAATACGCCGCCACCCACAAGTTGAACCCTCGGGAAATGGCCTATATCGGCGCTGCCACTGTGCGCATCGAAGCCCTTCGCGCCGAGGTCGCTACTGAACCGCCAAGAGGCAAAGGAGCTTATCGCTTCATTGACCCTAAGTTTCTACAACAGATCCGCGAGCATACGCCATCGCTCAGTAGCGACGAAGCGGTCATCTCCTTCCTCAAGACCTCGGGCCAACACGAGATGGCGGAACACATCCGCAAGAGGCTCGCCGCAGCGCCCGGAGGCGAGGGGAAGGAGGGGCAGTCGTGAAGACGCTCACCATCCACAAATGCCTCGAATGCCCGTCATGCGTGAGCGACGCAAATATCACGCGACTTCAATGCCAACGCATGGGAGGACGTTTCCTCGGCTGGGATGACGAAGAGATCAAAGAAATCCCCGAATGGTGTCCACTGCCCGATCACCAAGAGCCCGCCCCCAAGGAGAAAGGAGAGCAAGCGCCGTGAGCTACATCGACCGATTCACCGGCAAGCCAATCGACCGCATACGCCTGCCCAAACTTAACGGCGAGACCTGCGATGAGTGCGGCAGCGAATGCATCGACAACTGCATCATCTGCGGCGCGCCCCAATGCTGCCCGGCTTGCTGCGCCGAAGCCTGCGAACCAACCCCGCCAACGCCTGATGCGCCTTCTCCTCCATCGCTGACATGACCCGCGAATACACAGACGCCGAGCGCATGGACTGGATCGAGGCCCACTGCTTCGAACTGGTCTGGGATGATACTCGCCCCGGAGTTGTTGAAGCCGGATTCGGTCACACGTTCCACGGCGACACCCGGCGCGAGGCCATCGATCGCGCGCTTGCTTGCCAGAACATGCCCGAAGCGGACCAGCCCGACGACGATGGAGGATCGCTACTCTAACCGAATACACCATGAAGGTATCCGACACCAGCACCTACCTCGAAGCCGTCCGCGCCGAGCCCGCTACCATGGGCGAGGGCCACGTTTGCGAGCATGGCGTGCGTTGGCCTCACGAGTGCAAGCCCTGTGCCGATGCCGCATGGGAAGCATCGCAAGCCCCGCCGCCCGCCCCGGCTTCGGGGGAGACGCCCACGGAAGAAAGCATCCGCGCTTACTTCAACGCGGTTTGCCCTGATACGCCGCTCACCAATGAAGCCTACATCAAGGCGTGGAAGTGGAATGGATGCCAGCCACTGATGGCGGAAGGCTGGGACTTCTCGCGAGAACAAGAACGCCGCGCCGCCGCTGCGGAGTCTTCACGCGAGCATGCGGATTGCGATTGGTTGGAAATGCGCGCCCAGCTCACCGCTGCGGAGGCTGCAATCGAAGCTAACGACAGCGACAGCATCGTGGCCTCGTGCAACTGCTTCACCAAGACCCACCTCGCCGAACACCACAAGCGCGGGTGCAAGTATCGGCTGATCGTCGAGCGTGACGCCGCCAGAGCCGACAAGGAGCGGCTGGATTGGCTGGAGACATTGCCCACCAAAGCCGCGTTCGGCAAAGGCCCATCCGGCCTCTTCCAGTTCTTCGATGGCTACGGTGACTTGGCCAAGCCAGCCGATTCCATGCGCGCGGCCATCGACCAAGCAATGCGCGCAATGCCTACCGAGAAAGGAGAGCAAGCGCCGTGAGTAACCGTCGATACCCTCGCCTCGCTTGGAGTCGCCCATACAAGGGCAACCCTAAGTGCTGGAAAGATGCCAAGTGCCAATGCGGCGCTCACGGTCTCTACAAGGTCGATATCCAGACCAGCCCTTTCCGGGGTGACGACGAGCACGAGTCACGCTGCGAGGCCCACAAGGATCTTGCCCACGTTCCAACCCCGCCGAAGCCATGATCCTCCTCCTCAAGCTCTGGGCGCTCGCGTGCGTCCTCGCCCTGGCGCTCTGGAACGCACTCCTGAACTACAACCGAAAGCACTACTGATGAACAAATGGACTTCATGCGCAACCCTACTTCCGCCCGATGGCCTAGTAGTGGAAACGAAGATCGATGACGCCAGCGGCTGCCGAAATGAGCAGCGGTTGAAGCGGCAGGGCAACCTCTGGTTCACGCCGGATGGTGGCATGTATGTCTATTACACCCCAACCCACTGGAGGTAATGACCCCCACCCCTCTCTCATCTATCATCCGCCACGGATGCGCCGCCGTGCTAGTCGCCTGCGTCTTCCTCCTGGTCTTCATGGCCGCGTTCAAGGTCGCCGTGGCACCTATCGGCCTACTCGTCGGAGTCGGCACCGTGGCCGCGATCATCGGAGCCCGCCAACCTGTCTAACCAAATCGAAAAATGAGCCTAAACGAAATCGGGCGCGAAGCCCATGAGATCAACGCCAGCAACGGCTGGGATGTTTTCAAGCCATCCGACTGGCCAGCAGAGATGCAGCCAGTGACGAATCCGGAGGCTGCTAATGACCGCGTAAAGGTCCGCTTCCTCTGCACCCATATGGCGCTATTCCATAGCGAAGTGAGCGAAGCCACGGAGGCAATCCGCCATCGTGATCGCGAGAACTTCGACGAGGAATTGGCGGACATCGTCATTCGGGTCGCATCGGTCGCGCACGGACTCGGAATCGACTTGGAGCACGTGATCTCCAAGAAGCTCGCGAAAAACCGCACGCGTGGACTTCACCACGGGGGAAAGGCGGTCTAGCCGCGATCATCGGCGCGAGGCAGCCGGTTTAACCTAACGAATACCAACATGACCCGAGAACGAGCCAAAGAACTACTGCCGATCATCACCGCTTTTGCGGAGGGGAAAGACGTCCAATATCGGACCCACCGCAACGACGTATGGTCTCCCGCTACCTCTCCAAACTTCGCCGAACATCTGGAGTGGCGAGTGAAGCCGGAGCCGAGAGAGTTCTGGGTCAACGTCTATAGTACTGGAGATTACTGCGCTCACGATAGCGCGGAGTCAGCCACAAAGGCGCGAACCACTGGTGGCGAAACCATCCGCGTCCGCGAAGTCATCGACCAATGACCGACCACGAACGCGCACTGGCGAAGAAAGCCGCCGCCAAGCTCCTGCCCGCCAAGCTGGAGGACTTCAAGCCGGTGAAGCGACTCCCCGTCGGCGTTTACGACAAGGGCGGAGGCTACCTCGCAAGCCTCAAGCTGCCCGGAGGCGGATGGAAGCAGAAGTATTTCCAGACCGAAGAGCAGGCCGTGAAGGCCAGAGAAGATTCACTGAAACAACCATGAAAACTATCGACACCCCCGACTTTGACGACTGCGAGGACGCGCTCGACTTCCTCAAGTCGCAACTTCCAAACCAGAGCATTTCCGTTGCGCGAACCGTGTCAACGTGGAGTGCCACAAGGTTCACTGTTACCGCTCTTGCTGAGCTTGGGTTGCCCAGCGCGTGCCAGTCGTCCGTGGATCTAAAAACAGCAGTCATCGCTGCGCTCAACGAGCATGAGACCTTGAAGGCTGATCCTCTCTCCGAGCTTCGCAAGGCGGCTGAGAAGCAAGGCATGAAGCTCGTCCCCGCCAACGCCTGATGCGCCTCCTCCTCCATCGCTGGGCGTGTAGCCGCTGCGGCAGCTTCTGGCCGAATAGCGCCTGTTGGTGCTGTCGGGAAGAGGAGCCCGAGCGCGACACGCCAGACGACGAGGGAGGATCGCTACTCTAACCGAATACACCATGAAGGTATCCGACACCAGCACCTACCTTGAAGCCGCCGCTCTGGAAGGCGAGATCACGCTGACCATCGAAGCGGTGCGCCAACCCGGCGGAAAAGACATCGGCACCGATGGTCGCCCCCTCGGCGAGAAAGCCGTCATCATCGCTTACAAGGGGGCGAAGAAGCAGCACGTAGCCTGCCGCACGGTTCAGAAGCAGATCCGCGCGCTCTACGGCAACGACACGGACAACTGGATCGGCAAGAAGATCATCCTTTTCCCCACCACCTGCAACGCGTTCGGCAACCCGAAGACACCTTGCATCCGAGTGAAGAACATTGACCCCGCAACCGGAAAGGCACCCGAAGCATGGTAACAACCCAACTCTCGCCGGGTATTCATCCCGGCCTTGGCATGCGCGAATATCACGCATGGTCGCTGGATAAATCGAAGCTGATCGAAGGCCCGATTTCCGCATCAACGCTGTGCGACTTCATGCCCAACCCCTACGCATGGGCGAGGACGCAAAAAGTCGTTACCGCCGCCATGAACAAGGGCAGCTTGTTCGACCTGGCTCTCACGGACGACGGATCGCTTGATGCGTCCGTAGCTATCAGTGAATTCGATAGCTTCCGCACCAATGCCGCCAAGGACTGGAAGGCGGAACAGGAATTGCTTGGAAAGCTGATCGTCACCGAGGAAGAGGTGGAGCACGCACGGAAGGCAGCGATTGCAGTCCGCGAGCACCATATCGCCGGGGGCATCGTCAAAGACTGCGACTTCCAAACTGCCGTGGTGGGCGACATCGGCGGGATTCCCGCCAAGTGCTTGCTCGATATTCTTCCGGCCAGCGGAACCGAGTGGGAGGAAACCATTTGGGACTACAAGACCACCAGCAACGGATTGGACGATGACTCGATCCGCCGGACGATGGGGCAATACAAATACCACTGGCGCGCGGGCTTCTACCGGACGCTGTTCAACAAGGTTTCGCGTGACCGTCTCTGCGAAGGATTCGGCTTCATCTTCCAAGATGTGACCACGCTTGAGGTTCGCGCCGTGAAGCTTGCTCCGGACGGTTTGTCGCTTGGAACCCGCATGATCGGAGAGGCCGTGAAAGAATTCACCCGCTGCGCTCATCGCGGGATTGGCAGCCGTTATGCCCGCTCGGTCGATGATCTGGACCTCATGTCCTATACGGCCATCGCCGAGGATGAATGGCTTGAATCACTGCAAACAGCCTAACCCCCGCCCAACCGAAAGTGAGTGCTGAACCAACACAAGAAGACATCCAAGGTCTCTGCCTCGCGATGAACGAGGTGCGCGACTTCAACGACAAGGACGGCATCTCCAACATGTGGGGCCACCTCAAGCGATTCCTTGTGAAGTATCCGCAATTCGCCAGCGGTGACATTGCGATGGCGACTCTGCCCGATCCTTTGGCCGATCACCCGCAGCTTAACCTCTAAAGCCATGCCCGTCGATTGGTCACGATACCCGAGTAACTGGAAGCGCATCCGCCGCGGCATCATCCGCCGGTCTGGAGGCTTCTGCGAGTGGTGCCGTGCCGAGAACTACCAGCCTCACCCCATCACCGGCTCCAAGGTCGTGCTGACGATCGCGCATCTTGGTGAGCCCTTCGCCGCTGGATCGGACAAGCACGACAAGCGGGACATCCGCGCCGAGAACCTCGCCGCACTCTGCCAGCGCTGCCACCTCCGCCACGACATCGAAGAGCACGTTGAGAACGCCAGACGCACCCGGCGGGCCAAGCGCGAAGAGCGCGAACCTTCACTTTTCCCACACTAAGCCATGACCCCCGCCCAAACAGCCCGCGCGCTGATAGAGAAGGTCGGCAGCATTCTCTCCGATAGCGAGCGCCTATACCTCCGCCGCGTGCTTGCCGGTATCGAGAAGGCGGCAGGCGAGATGTGGGACGAGATCACGGGAACCTTTGCGCACTTTATTTCATGATCCAATTCCACCTAGCCATCGTGCCGCCGAAGGCAACCAGCCAGACCGCAGGCAAGCGCATCGCGATCATTAACGGCAAGCCGATGTTCTTCAAGAACCAGAAGGCTCAGAGCGCTGAGAATGATCTGACATTGCTAGCCTCGCGGCATGTTCCAGAGAAGCCCCTTGAAGGGCCAATCCACCTTTCCGTTGCCTTCTCGTGGCCATGGAGAGCGAGCGAGCCGAAGAAGAACCGATTGCATGGAAAGATAGCCCACACCTCAAAGCCCGACTGCTCCAACGCGGTCAAGATGCTGGAAGACGTTCTGACCAAGCTTCGATTCTGGAATGACGACAACCAAGTGGCCTCGCTGCAAGTGACGAAGGTCTGGAGCGACGAGCCCGGAATCACGGTGACCATGTGGCCACTTACTCAACCCCGCCCTGACACACGATGAAGACTGAACACACGCCCGGACCTTGGTCCTTCTACACCAGCCCTCAGCCCAATGGATGCCCAATCGTGGGTTCTGGCGGACTTATGGTGGCCATGCTCGCTCACAGCGTTAACCACCCTGACCAGCGAGAGACCGCCCTTGCTAATGCCAGCCTGATCGCCCAAGCGCCGACGCTCCTGCGGCTGCTCAAGAGGATCACGGACAACGCCTACGAGATCGAGTGGGACGCTTACGGACTAAACAACTACGAGGACTTCGACGTGGGCGAGACCATCAAGGAGGCGAAAGAGGCAATCGCCCGCGCAACCGGAGAGGAGAAGCCATGATCCCCGCGCCGACGCCGATCAGCGATGCCAACGCTGGCTTCTACAACATCGGAGGCGAGTTCGTTCTGGCCTCACATGCCGATCCTAAGTTCCGGGACGCTTACTCGCAGGCCGTGAAGCTTGAATTCGCCCGCCAGCTAGAGCGCGAGCGCAACGAAGCCCTGCGACGAGCCGAGGCTGCTGAGTCAGATGCACGGAGCATCCGTGAACTCTGCCAAGCGCAAGGCGTCAAGGACGGCAACCGCATCACCGAGCTTGAAGACCTGATCTCCGCCTTCCTTGGACGCTGCCGCATGGGCGAAGTCGGCAAGGGAATGTTCGTCCAACGTGAGGAGCTTGAAGAGTTCGCAGCCGCCCTCGCGCCAACCAACGAGCCCTAGCCGTGCGCTTCTTCGTGGGACTTCACCAACCTTCTGACGCCATGAACTTTGATTCCGCCTTCGTTTCAGTGAACCGCCTTCGTGGCAGGAAGTCTGACTTCATCGTAGGCGATTGGATCATGGACTCAGGAGCGTTCACGGAGATTGCCACGCATGGCCACTATCGGGAAAGCGTCGACGGCTACGTGGCCCAAATCGAGCGTTGGAAGAACTGCGGCAATATGCTGGCCGCCGTCTCTCAGGACTACATGTGCGAGCCGTGGATCTTGGAGAAAACCGGACTGACGATCGCGGACCACCAGCGGCTGACGATTGAGCGATACGACGCTATTCAGGCCAAGACTTCCGTTTTCATCATGCCGGTCCTACAGGGCTTCGCTCCCGACGATTACGTGGCTCACATCAGCGCTTACGGTGCCCGACTCAAGTTCGGAATGTGGGTGGGTGTGGGATCTGTCTGCAAGCGCAATGGCGATCCGAGCGCCATCCTCGCTGTTCTTGGCGCGATCAAGAAAGCTCGCCCAGATCTTCGCCTTCATGGGTTCGGTTTGAAAACGAAAGCCCTCGCTGATGTTGAGATCCGCGAACTCCTTTACACCGCCGACTCGATGGCGTGGTCATTCGCAGCTCGGAAGCAGGGCCGCAACGCCAACGACTGGAAAGAGGCGAAGTCATTTGAGGAAAAGATCCTCGGTTTTTCGACAGGGAGAATCTCCCGCCAACTCGTGATGGAATCACTACTCGCATGAAACTTCTTTGCCTGATCGCCCATCGCTGGCGACACCTCAAGACCGAAGATCTCGTCCGCGCAACCTCCTATACGCAGCACTGCCTCCGCTGTGGCATGCATCGCGCCTATGTCGATACGGGCGGTCGCGCGTGGGATATGTGGAGCGGACCTTTTACCCCACCCACGCCATGACCCCTTACCTCTGGGCGCTGTTGCTGATCGTCCTGCCCGCACTGATCTGCCGATGGCTGCACGTGGCCAAGCACCCCGCAACCTCCAACCGTTACAGACGATGACATGCGAACACTACATCTATTTGCAGGAGCCGGAGGCGGAATCCTCGCCGGAATGCTTCTCGGTCATAACTGCGTTTGCGCAGTCGAAGTCGAACCATACTGCCAAGAAATCTTACTTCAGCGCCAGCGAGATGGCATCCTTCCTCGCTTCCCGATATGGGGCGATATCCGAACCTTCAACGGACGCCCATGGCGAGGCATCGCCGACATCGTCGCAGGCGGCTACCCATGCCAGGGGTTCAGTAATGCCGCATCGGGCCGGAACCTTGAGGAAAAGGACATCTCGCACGAATTCGTTAGAGTCGTTTCGGAGGTTCTCCCAGCCCACGTTCTTGGCGAAAATGTTTCAAGGGCGGCAGTTGTCCGCGTCTGTGAAGACCTCCGCGACCTTGGTTACGTTTGCCGGTTCGGCAAGGTCTCCGCGAGCATGCTTGGAGCCGACCATGACCGCCCTCGATGGTGGCTTCGTGCATACTCCGACCTGCACAGCGAACTTCGCCGCGCCAAGCATGCAGAAGTGGCCGTGCTGCCGAAACTTCGTGACGGTGTTTGGGAGGCCTTCCCCGACGAACTTCGAATGGCTGATGGGTTGGCCAATCGGATGGACCGACTTAGCGCCGCTGGAAATGGCCAAGTTCCAATCGTGGCTGCGACTGCATGGAATCTCCTGAAGCCGACCCAATGAACCCTCTCCATGAAAGCCTCCGTTCCTACGTAAAATCCGCATATCTAGCGGCTGTCACAAACACGGAAAAAAGTTGGTCACACACCATTGCTATATCTCGCCAAAAATCCGATATTCCCGGTGTTGCGAAAGCAGCCGGGCGTGAGACCCCGAAGGAGCCGTAAAAGGCCCCATTTACCGATGTTTACTGACCAAACAGCCTCCGAACTTGTTCCCAGCCGTGCCGGTAAAGCGCGGGTCTCAACTGGGGACAGCTTCGGGGGTTTTTTGTGCCCGTCCCATGGCTAAAACCCGAAAGCCGAAGTTGTCAGATTACCAGAAGAAGCTTCAAGACCCGAGATGGCAGAAGCGGAGGCTGGAGATATTGGAATCGGCAGAGTGGAAATGCCAGTGGTGCGGAAATACGCGGAGAACCCTCCACGTGCATCACGGCTACTATCGGCGGGCCGCAGATCCATGGGATTACGCCGATGAATACTTCCACGTTCTTTGCGACCCTTGCCACGGTAAGGCCGAGTTTGAACGCGCCGACCTCTACCGAGTGATAGGCATGGTCCCGCCGTCATGCATGGCTGGACTGCACGAAATGACAGTGAGCTTCGCGGCGGG